GCTGTAACTATTGACGCTTCAGCATTAGCAAATAAAGAAGCTTCAGGTGATAGACTAGATATTAAAAAAATATCTTGGTCTTTAGACACAGAAGTGGCAATAACTTTTACTGGTTCAAATGTTGTAGAGGCGATTGATCTTGCAGGCGGTACAACAGGTAGTTTTGATTCACACGTTATCACTAACGGTGCAACACAACCTGGAGACGCTACAGACGCTGATATAATATTAACACCAGGAACTGGTACAGACGGTTTTGTTTATTTGGAACTAATTAAGTCAGTCGGCTTTGGTAACTAATAATGGCTGATACAGTATCTACACAGGTATTAACAGATACTACAGGTGTCAAATATGCGGTTAAACTAACCAATTATTCAGATGGCACAGGTGAAACTTTAGTACAAAAGGTTGACGCTTCGGCAACAACTTTTATGACTGAAGACGGCAATCGTAAAATATCAAAAATATTTTGGTCAGTAAATACATCCAATTCAAAGTCTGCCGTTGAATTAATATGGGATGGTGCAACAAACGCTACAGGTGTTTCGTTGTCTGGTCAAGGTTTTTGGGACTTACGTGCTGATGGTAATGAGATAGCTAACAACGCAACAACACCAACAGGTGATGTTTTACTCTCAACAAAAAATTTTGCAATTGGAGATAATTATACGGTTTTAGTGGTATTCAGATAACAATTTGTATAAATAATAAAGAGAAGTTAGAGATAGATACAAATGAGATTAATTACCGAAGAAGTAACACAAGCAAAATACATTGTAGAAGAAGACAAAAATGGCAAAAAAAATTATGCCATTAAAGGTATTTTTTTACAATCGGACGTGAAGAACAGAAATGGAAGAATCTATCCTAAAGAGATACTTCAAAAAGAAGTTCACAGATATAATAGAGAGTTCATAGAAAAGAATAGAGCATTTGGCGAACTAGGACATCCAGACGGACCTACCGTTAACCTAGAAAGAGTTTCGCATATGATAAAAGCTCTACATCCCGAAGGCAATAATTTTATAGGCGAAGCCCGAGTTTTGGATACCCCATATGGAAAAATAGTGAAAAGTTTAATAGATGAGGGTGCAACACTAGGAGTTTCAAGTAGAGGAATGGGCACACTTGTTCAAGCAGGTGGTGCTAACATAGTCAAAGACGATTTTTACCTTGCAACAGCGGCTGATATAGTCGCAGACCCATCGGCTCCCGATGCTTTTGTAGAAGGCATTATGGAAGGAAAAGAATGGATTTGGAATAATGGCGTTTTGAAAGAGCAAGAAGTAAACGAATTAAAGTTACAGGCAGATAAGAAAGCACTATCAGACAGAGCGGAAGTTAACGCAAAAGTCTTTGAAAACTTCCTTAAAAAGCTGTAATTTTATAAATAGTAATTGACACTTTCCGTAAGGAGAGGTGGATTATTTGCAAAACAACAACTAATAACTAATGAGGAGATAGATCAATGACGGACAAAACTGTGGCAGATTTGCCAAAGAAAAACGCCGTTCCAGCTGAAGCGCCAAAATCATTGGCTGCAACTGTACAACAAGTATTAACAAAAGCAGTTACGCATCCAAGTGATCCAAAATCGGATTTCGCACAAGGGGTAAGTCATATTACTGGCGACCCACACCAGAAAAGTGCAGGCACAGCGGACACATCAAACATTACATCTCTTAAGCGAGAAGATACAGACAAAGAAGACGATAAAGAAAAAGAAACTTTAAAAGCAAATGCTGATAAAGAAAAAGAGTCTGTAAAAGAAGACGCTAAAGAGGATGAAAAGGACGAAAAAGAAACTTTAAAAGCAAATGCTGATAAAGAAAAAGAAAAAGATAAAGAAGAAGTAAAAGAAGGCGAACTTCCAGCTGCTTTGCAAAAAGCAATTGATAAGAAGAAGGAAGGCGCTAAAGAGTCTGACGAAAAAGAAGACAAAAAAGACGTTAAAGAATCTGAAGAAAAATCTAAAGAAGAAAAAGAAAAAGAAATTTCTAAAGTGACTGAAGACGAAGACAAGAAAGACAAGAAAGAAGACGAGAAGAAAGACGAAGTTAAGGAAGAAGACGAAAAATCTAAAGAAGTTAAGAAAGAAACTGCTAAAGATAAAGTTAAAGACCTTGATGTAAAAGAAGACGTTAAAGCTCTAACTGATGGTGAAGACCTTTCAGAAGAATTTAAAGCTAAAGCGGCTACAATCTTCGAATCTGCTATCAAAGCAAAACTTGTTGAAGAAATTGAAAAATTGGAAGGCGAATACGAAACTAAAGTTGCTGAGAAAGTTGAAGAAACTAAATCAGAAATCGTAGAAAAAGTTGACGCTTATCTAAATTATGTCGTTGAGGAGTGGATGAAAGAAAACGAATTAGCGATAGAAAAAGGTTTAAGAGCTGAGATTACTGAAGATTTTATTGGTGGTCTTAAATCTTTATTTGAATCTCATTACATCAATGTTCCACAAGAGAAGTATGATGTTATTGAGACTCAGGCTGCAGAAATAGAGAAGTTAAAAGAAGAAGTTAACCAATCTATTGAAAAAACAGTTGAGTTAAATCAGAAGGTGGGAGAGTTTACTAGAGATGGAATTATAAAAGAAGTATCTAGTGATCTTGCTGAAACTGAAACTGAAAAACTTAAAGGTTTAGCAGAAGGAATTGAATATAAGGACGCAGAAAGTTTTAGAAAAAGTGTAGAAACGTTAAAAAATTCTTACTTCCCTAAAACAGAAGCGAGTGATAAACAATCTAATGAAGTAGCTGACAATAATGCTGGTTCTGATATGACGGAATCAATGGCTGCATATACGGCTGCAATTAGTAAATCAAAGAAAAATCCTTATCTTAAATAGATTTGGATTTTAGTTAATTAACTAAAAAAAGGAGAGATAGAAAATGTTTTTATCTGAATCAATACAACAAAAGTGGCAGCCTGTTTTGGATCATCCTGACCTTCCAGAGGTTAAGGATAGTTACAAACGAGCCGTTACTTCAATGGTGTTGGAGAACCAAGAAAAAGCGCTTAAAGAAGACGCAGCTTTCTTAACAGAAGCAGCTCCTACAAACGCAACAGGTTCATCAATACAAAATTGGAACCCTATTTTAATTAGCTTAGTTAGAAGAAGTATGCCTAACCTTATCGCTTACGATATCGCTGGTGTACAACCAATGTCAGGCCCTACAGGCTTGATTTTCGCTATGAGAAGCAGATATACTTCTCAAAGTGGTGGTGAAGCTCTTTTTGACGAAGCTGATACAGATTTTTCTGGCCGTAATGCGGCTGGTTCATCTGTTGCAGGTGCTTCCGCAGTCGCACACGCTGGCGAAAACCCAGCCGTGCTTAACGACTCAATAGGTACTTCTACTGGATACACATCTGGTACAGGTATGACTACAGCTTACGCAGAAGCTCTTGGAGATGCTGCTGCTAACGCTTTCGCTGAAATGGCATTCTCAATTGAGAAATCAACTGTGACTGCAAAAAGCAGAGCGCTAAAAGCCGAGTACACTATGGAGTTAGCACAAGACCTTAAAGCAATTCACGGCTTAGACGCTGAAACTGAATTATCAAACATCTTATCTGCTGAAATCTTAGCTGAAATCAATAGAGAAGTAGTTAGAACAGTTTATAGAACTGCTGAAGTTGGTGCTGCTGATAACGATAACTCACACGCTGCTATTAACACGACAACAGCTGGAATTTTTGACCTTGATACTGACTCAAATGGTAGATGGTCGGTTGAGAGATTCAAAGGACTTATGTTCCAACTGGAAAGAGATGCTAATACTATCGCACAAAGAACAAGACGTGGAAAAGGTAATATGATTATCTGTTCTTCTGACGTTGCTAGTGCTTTACAAATGGCTGGTGTTTTAGATTACACTCCTGCGTTAAACAACAACTTAAACATTGACGATACTGGTAATACTTTTGCTGGTGTTTTAAATGGCAAATTTAAAGTTTACATTGACCCATATGCTGCTAATTTAGCTTCAAATGCAAGTCCTGCTAAACAATACTATGTTGTTGGTTACAAAGGAACATCGCCATATGACGCAGGATTATTTTACTGCCCATATGTACCTCTACAAATGGTTAGAGCGGTAGGCCAAGACAACTTCCAACCAAAAATTGGATTTAAAACTAGATACGGCATGGTGGCAAACCCATTTGCTGGCGCTAGTGCGTCTTCAGCTATTACTGCTGACGGTGTTGGTGCAATCAACGCTAACAGATACTACAGACGTGTTCAAGTTACGAACATTATGTAATATTTGTTGAGAAACAAATCAGAAAAGGGCGCTTCGGCGCCCTTTTTTTTGGCCTAATAAGTCTTATAAATAGTAGTATGACAATTATAAACTCTAATACAAGACAGCCAACTAAACTAGACTATGCAAGTCCTACACAATTTAAGTTTTCTATAATTAAATTACCTAAAGTAGAATACTTTTGTACGGCTGCAAACATACCTGGTATCACACTAGGTACTGCAAATCAGGATACACCTTTTAAAGATATACCTATCCCAGGTGATAAAGCAGATTATGATACTTTGAATATATCTTTTTTAGTAGATGAAAATTTAGAAAACTATAGAGAGATCCATGGATGGATGACTGGTCTTGGTTTTCCTAAAGACCATTCACAATTTAGAAATTTACAACAAGCTGGTTCAGATAGATATCCTACTACTACAAGTGAAACTTATAATAAAGAATTAGGACAAGTAGTAAAACAAACTTCGGATGATGGTGGTTTATATTCAGACGCTACATTATTTGTATTAACAAGTAAAAACAATCCAAATATAGAAGTTAGATTTAGAGATATATATCCTATATCATTGTCTGGTTTAGATTACAATCAACAAGCAACAGATATTAATTATCTAACTTGCGCTGTTACATTTCAATACAAGATATATGAGTTTGCAAATATTAGTGGGAGCACAACTATAGAAACTACTAGTTAATTATAAAATAAATAATATTATATTATGACCGTTCGCAAAAGACCATCACAGCAAAATTTACGTAAATTTATTACACGAGGAGGACCAGGAGACAAGTACCTTGGGGAAGGGAAAGTCAATATGGACTCGTGGTTCAAAAAAGAGAATGTAGATATTTTAGAAGACCAAATTAGAAGTGGAGAGTTACCATTCTTTTGTGGTGCACCATTTCAAATGGTTTATACTACAACTAGAGGAGAATATGCTCCATGTTCCTGGGTACAAGAAGGTTTTAATCCTAACATAAAAAATGTAAGTATTAAAAAATACTTTAAAGATAATGCAAATTTAAATGCTCTCCGTAAAGAGATGACCACTCCTGGGGACCCTTTAAAGTTAGCAAAAAAATGGTGTGTAAACTGTATGAGTCAGGAAAAGATTTATGGTAGATCAAGGAGACAAGCTTCATTAAAAATACAAACAAACGATAGAGGTTTATGGCCTGGTATAAGAAGAGCTGTTGAAGAATGGAAGAAGACAGGACAAGGTCATTTAGAAGATAGAATATTAGAGATACAAATTAAAGCATTTGGAAACAAATGTAACCTAGATTGTTATATGTGTGTTCCTTATGATTCTACTACCAGATTAAAGACTATACATTCTGAACAACTAAAAGATGAAAAGGTATTTTCAGAATATGCTAAAACACATATTGCAGCTATGCCAAAACAAACTCTTACTTCTATAGTAGACCAGGTAGCTGAACTTGCCCCATACATTTATAACTTAAAGTTTATTGGTGGTGAACCTTTAGTTATGAAAAACTTTTATGAGATGTTAGACGCAATAATAAAGACAGGACACGCTGATAAAATGTTTGTAAAATATCAGACTAATATGTCCGTAGTAGAATTTGAAAGAGTTAAAATAACAAATTATATTCCTCATTTTTTAAACTTTGAATTTACAGTATCTTTGGATGGAGTTGATAAGTGGGATGAATATATTAGACGTAGGTCTGATTTTGAAGGAATTGTTAACAACATAAGAGAGGTAAAAAAATATCCTAATGTAACTGTAAACGTAAATGGAACAATATCCTTTTTAAGTGTATTGAGATTCTATAAATTGATAGAATGGTTTAATGATAATAATGATTTATTCTTTCAGATAAACTGGTCAAATATCAGAGGACCAAAGAAATTATGTGCCAATGTATTGCCTGATAAGATCAAAGAAGACCTTATTCCATTGTATAAAGACTGGCCAGACATACAAAATGTTCTTAAAGAAGACAATCACGGACTAGACTATCAGGATACGCTTGACTACCTTTTAATGAATGATAAATACTATAAAGGCACTAAATGGGATATGAATTTATTTGAGGTATTTCCTGAACTAGAACCATATCATAATAAAAAGGAGACAAAGTAATGACACAATTAGACCTATTAGATGAAAGGCGACACGTAAAGGTATATGATGGTGAATCTATACCTGATAAGGAGTTGATTGAAAAGATCCTTTGGAGAGCATGGAAAGTTACGCCTTCAAAAAATAATTTTATGCCATATCACGTTAACGTTTTAGGACCTGAAAGGGCTTCTGAAAAAGAATCAATATGGATGAAATCAGTTAAGAATAAGAAATCAATTAATGAAACAAACATACCCAAGTATCACGCCGATTATAGTGAAAAACATAAAGTTTGGAAAGAAGATGGTTATAACGCATATTTCTATCATTTAAAATCTGCTCCATATCTTTTAGTTTTTACTCAAAGAGTATGTACACCAAATGATTATTATAGAAAAAGTATAGAGGGTGGAGACTTCTATGAACAAATGCACGAAGACCATATGGAATCTATGTTGAGAACTACTGCTGTTGAAGTTGGTATGTTCTGCGCTAATTTAGCTGTATTTGCTTTAGAAGAAGGATTACATACTTCAACTATTGCTTGTTTCCCACACGGAGATCCAGATAAATGGAAAGATTTACCGTGGGTGGAACATCCTGTAGTCTTATTAGCAAGTATTGGAAAGAGCGCTCAACTTCGTAGGGAGCATATGAATACAGCAGAAAGAAAAGATGATATCAAACCTTCTGCTGAAACTGTTATAAAATGGATATAAAATGGGTCTGGAGAACAAGACAATAGTATTATTAATTGATTTTGAAGGCCATCCTGCAATGGGTGACGAACATACTAACCATCTTCGTTATTCTTGCTTAAATGGACTATTGTCAATTCCAGATTCAGATTTATATATTATATCTAATCACTTGCAAGGAATTTCAAGTGATGACAAAAGCACACATTTAAAAATGTGTGAAATAGAAAAAATGGTGGCTGCAGAAGGCAGACACACTTGGAGAAATATTGATCCTGATAAAGAAATATCTGTTAAAGATATTGAAGCTATATTAGAGAAAGACGGCTATCGTATTAAAAATGTTATTTTAGGTGGCTGCAATACAGCAGGTTGTGTTTTAAGAACAAGAGGATATTCTGCACAAAAATGGGCTGAAGCTGGACACAATGTACAGATATATCTTCCTATGTGTGCTGATTATCAATTGGCAGGTCTTAATCAAGCTGAAAGAAATTTAAAAGCATTTACTATAATGTACACGATTATTAAACATCATAATCTATTTGATAGAATAGATATTGTAAGGAGACTAGACCAATTAAAATTTAAACACGACTGGTAAAATATTATGAAAGATATGAATCCAACCGAACTGGATACCAACGAATGGATTGATCCAACTATTAAAAGACTTGGTAAGGAAAAGGCACGATTAACCAGAGGTGGTCCTGGCGATAAGTCAACACCAGGTAACGTTGATACATCGGAATGGTGGCAAGACGTTTCTAAAAGAACAAAAGAAACTAGAGCATTCACACCTATAAAAGGCATACCAGTAAAAGATAAAACACTTATACAAAAAGCAAAAGATAAAGACATTTTTTTTTGTACAATCCCTTTCACACAAGCTTATTCTGAAATGAATGGTAGGTGGCAAGCCTGCTGTTTCGCTCACGCTCCTATGAATGGTCCTACAGTTGAAGATACAACTATCAAGGAATGGATGGAAGATAGTTCGTATATGAACTCCATTAGAAAAGAAATGACAACGCCTGGTTCTGATTTGAGGAATGTTAAAAAGTGGTGTCAAAGATGTGTATCAGACGAAGAAAGATATGGAAGATCCAGAAGAACAAACTGTTTAAAAATCCATACTAATAATTCTGAATTTTGGGATGACATTCAAAAGAGTGTTGATTTATATGAAGCAACTGGCAAGTGGACATTTTTTGAAAGAATTATAGAAGTACAGTTAAAGATATTTGGTTCGGAATGTAATTTAGATTGCCATATGTGTATTCACACTAACTCAACAGTAAGACAAGCTGTCGCAAAGAAGGGTGTTTGGAGTAAAGCAATTTGGGAAAAGGATACGTCTTGGCCAGACCATATAATTAATTTTAAAACACACGGAAAAGATCGTACAAAAGGTACAATTGAACAGGTGCTTGAGTTAGCACCATACATAAGAAGTATTAAAATTATTGGTGGTGAGCCTTTAATTATGAAAAAACATTATGAGATGATGGAAAAAATTGTAAAATCTGGACACGCTGATAAAATTTTTGTTAAGTATCAAACAAATATGACCAAAACAAAAACAGGTAGACATAGTATATTTGATTATGTACCTTACTTTAAAGAAGTGGCTATGGTGGGTTCTGTAGATGGTGTAGGTAAAACTATAGAGTATATAAGAAGAAGAACAAATTGGAAAGAGCTTGTAGAAAATATAGAAGAATGTAAAAAATATCCTAATGTAGTTGTTGACTTTAATGGGTTGGTATCGTTTTTAAGTGTAATGAGATTTTACGAAGTAATTGATTATGTAAAACAGAACCCAAATATATTTCAAATCAATTGGGCTATGTTAGAAACTCCAATACATTTAAGACCTAATAATTTACCTGAACCAATAAAACAAAAGTTAATTCCAAAGTACGAAGACTATCCTGACATTGTGGCTGCTCTGGAAAGACCTATGGATCCAGGAGTTAATATACAAGATATATTTCAATATCTATTAAAACAAGATAAACACTATGAAGGAACAAAATGGGAAATGCACCTGTTTGATGTTTTCCCTGAACTTAAAGAATACTACGATCCAAATTATAAAGAGATAACGTAACACTATATACTTTTATTGAAAAGTATGATATACTATAGTTAAATATACAATGGAGATATTATGACATTTGACGAACTACAAGAGTTGGCTGAAAAAGATTTAAAACTAAATGATACTGAACTAGATATAGAATCATTAAAGACCCCACAATTACATAACAAATATTCAAAGTTTCACAATCAATATATTAATCTGTTAAAGAAAGCAGAGCAAGATAGAGATGTAATGGTTAGAGATAAATGGGAATATTACACAGGTAAAGCAGACGCTAGCGTCTATCAAGCAAAACCTTTTAATCTTAAAATTTTAAAACCAGATGTTGACAAATATCTCAAAGCAGATCCCGACTTAATCAAGTTGGAACAAAAGGTAGTTTATATAGAGAGTGTTGTAAACTATTTGGACAAGACAATTAGACTAATTGCAAATCGTTCCTTTCAAATAAAGAACGCAATTGAGTGGCGTAAATTCACTTCTGGCGTTATCTAAAAAATGCAAAACATTATAGTTGACAAGGTCAATGACGTTTACATTCGGATTGACGCTGACGCAAGTATCCGTAGAGAACTTTCCGAGTATTTTTCATTTGAAGTACCTGGCTATAAGTTTACACCCCAATTTCGTAATAGAGTTTGGGACGGAAAAATCAGATTATATTCGTATGCTACAGGTCAATTATATGTTGGATTGTACCCCTATCTAAAAGACTGGTGTAAGAAGAAAGATATACATATTGTTGAATCTAGTGAAATATTGACATATAATAACGCCATAGCCGCCGATATAGGCGGTTTAATAGACTCTTATGAACTATCTATCACGCCGAGGGACTATCAAATTGACGCTTTTAAATATGCCTTGGAATATAATAGAGGACTAATATTATCTCCTACTGCCTCTGGCAAGTCATTAATCATCTATATGTTAGTAAGACATTATTTAAATGTCATAGACAATAATATACTCATTATTGTTCCTACAACTTCACTTGTAGAGCAGTTATATAAAGATTTTAAATCTTATGGATTTAATGTGGAGAAAAATGTCAGTAGAAATTATCACGGATATGATATTGAAGAAGATAAACGAATTGTAATCTCCACGTGGCAATCATTGTATAAAATGCCTAAAGAGTTTTTTGAAGACTATGGTGCTGTTATAGGTGATGAGGCACACTTATTCAAAGCTGTATCACTTACAAAGATAATGACAAAACTTGTAGATTGTAAATATCGTATTGGTCTCACAGGTACTTTAGATGATAGTAAAACACATAGATTAGTATTACAAGGTTTGTTTGGAATGGTTAACAAAGTTATATCAACAACTGAATTGATTGATAGAAAACAACTTGCTGATTTAAAGATTATGTGTCTGAACTTAAAGTATCCAGAAGTGGAGGCAAAGAAAGTATATGGAGTAAAGTACTTTGAAGAATTGGAATACCTTACTCAAAATATTGCTCGTAATAAATACATACGAAATCTAGCCTTGGCACTTAATGGAAATACTTTATGTTTGTTCCAATTGGTTGAAAAACACGGTGAAATTTTATTTAAATTAATCAAAGAAAAAGTAGACCCTAAACGAAAGGTGTTTTTTGTTTATGGTGGAACAGAAACTAATGATAGAGAAAAGATTAGAGCAATTACAGAAAAATCTGATAACGCAATTATCATCGCTTCTTTCGGGACGTTTAGTACTGGTATCAATATTCGCAATTTACACAACATTGTTTTTAGTAGCCCTAGTAAAAGCCCTATAAGAATATTACAAAGTATAGGTAGAGGTTTAAGAGTAAAAGATAATAAATCAAATGCTACTTTATATGATATATCAGATGATTTAACCTATAAAGGTAAGAAGAACTTTACCTTAACACACTTCCAAGAACGAGTTGAATTATATAATAGAGAAGGATTTAACTATGAAATACATAGCGTGGATTTAAAATGATATCAGATGGAGATTTTAAGTTTCTATTAGATAAGAGTCAAGGCTCTACAAAAATACTAGAGATAGGTACAGGTACAGGTAAAAGTACAGCTGCTTTACGACTCAACGCTGAGGTGTATACCATTGACAAAAATGATATGTTTGATTATAATGTAGATTGTTATAGATTTATTACTGAAAGCAAAGTTTATTGGCAATCTTATACGCACTATGACTTTGACTTTGTTTTTATAGATGGCTCTATAACTAAACTAGACTGTGAACAAATATTAAAAAGAACAAAGGACTCTTTTAAAATAGTATTCCACGATTATCTACCTAATGAAGATAAAGACCCAGGCAAAAATAAAGGTTATTATAATATGAAAGTATTTAAAGAAACAGCGTTGTTAAGTTATGCTATGGTTGAAGAATTAGGTGGTACTCATTGTGCCATAATAGCGCTTAAAAAAGATAAATAGTTATATGATTAATCGCATTGATGATAAAACTGTTAAGATAATAAGGTTAGTTTCTGGTGAAGAAATCTGCTGTAAGTTCCCCTTACACAAATCGCAACTACCTGAAAACTCAAAACTATTAAGATTACAGGATCCTATGTTAATTAAATATGTTCCTCGTATAACTGAACAAGGTATATCTGACTATATTGCTTTAGTTAAATGGGTTGGTTTTACAGATGAAAAAATCGTTACTATACCTGTTGACAAAATTATAACAATATGCAATGCTACACCTCAATTTACAAAAAGGTATAGTGACCTTTCAAACTCACTAAAACACGCAAAACAACCATTACCAGGATTTATACAAAGAGATATGACGGAAGAGGAGTTAGAACACGCCGCTTCCTTGGAAAGAGAATTGAACAATGAGAACTTAAAAGACGTTGCTGAATATTGGAATATGCCTAGTAAAAAGATCCACTAGTAGTTTTAAATCTAATCTAGTCACTAGCTAGGTATTCTCGGTAACAACCTACATAGGTAGTATAACAACGAATTGGGAATATGTCAAGCGGCCATGAAAATTAGATTTTATCACAGACTAGACGGCACAAGATGGTTGGGATTCATACTAGCCATAATAGGTACATACATACTTTCAGACGCAAATCCTTCAACTCAATGGTTGGGGTGGGCGATTACAACTCTATCCTGTAGTATATGGATATATATGGGTATAAAAGATAAAGATATACCTAGAGCATTAATGGAAGTAATGTATTTTTTACTTGCAATAAGAGCTATATTTAATTGGTTATTTTGACCGTAAACCATTGACAAATGCGACCATTTATAGTATTATATAATAATGAATACAAAATTAAAAATAAAGAAAAAACCTGAACACTATGTAGATAATAAAAAGTTTCTACTAGCGATGATAGAGTATAAGGATAAGTGTAGTAAAGCTGACAAGAGAAAAAGAAGCTCACCACCAGTTACTAATTATATTGGTGAATGTTTTTTGAAGATTGCGAATCACTTATCTTATAGACCTAATTTTATTAATTATACTTTTAGAGATGATATGATTTCTGATGGTATAGAAAACTGTTTACAATATCTTAAAAACTTTAATCCCGAAAAGTCAAATAATCCATTTGCCTATTTTACACAAATCATTTACTATGCTTTTATTAGGAGAATACAGAAGGAAAAGAAACAATCTAATATTAAATATAAAATGATAGAACAAGCAGGTATAGATGAGTTTGCTGTATTGCCTGGCGATACAAACAATGATTACAAGAATCAATTTTTAGATTTTTTAAGAAAGAACAGGCCTTCAACTGAAGAACCTGCAAAACATTCAGAAATAAAAGTTAAGAAAAGAAAAAAAAGAACCTACAAAAGTGTTTTGGATGTTTGATTGGTTTGATATGACCGCTATTACTATAGCGGCTATAGCTATAATAATATTCTTATTAATGGTAACCTAATGAAGATTGCAATATTAAACGATACTCACTTTGGTGTTCGTAATGACAGCGAAGCGTTTAGAAATTATCAGCTTAGATTTTATAACGAAATCTTTTTCCCATATTTACAAGAACACAACATTAAAACTTTGGTACACCTAGGTGATGTTGTTGACAGAAGAAAGTTTATTAACTTTCAAACTGCTTCTATTTTTAGAAGAAAATTTTGGGATAGACTTTATGAAGAACAAATTGATACACACATTATAATAGGTAACCACGATACTTATTTTAAAAATACTAATAATGTTAACGCTGTAGAAAATTTATATTCAACCTTTGACAAAAAAAATGAACCGTGGGTTTATACTAAAGCAGAAGTAGTAAATTTTGATGGTACTGATATTTTATTTGTACCTTGGATTTGTGATGACAATAGAGAACACTCTATAGAAATGTTGCAACACGCTAAAGCAGAATTAATATTTGGACATTTAGAGATTAAAGGTATTGAAATGCAGAATGGAATTATCAATGAATATGGTAATGATAAAGCAGATTTTAGTAGATTTGAAAGAGTTATATCAGGACACTTTCACAAACATACAGATGATGGCCAAATACATTATTGTGGTGCTCAATATGAAATGACTTGGTCAGATTATAAAGACCCTAAAGCATTTACTATATTTGATACAGAAACAAGAGAGTTAACAAGAATAAGCAACCCTTATACAATTCATAAAAAAATAATATATGATGATAAAAAGAACAACTATGACCTTTTTGATATACAACCTTATCATAATCACTTCATTAAATTAATAGTATTAAATAAGACAAATGACCAAGTATTTGACAAATTTGTGGAAAGATTGTATAATGATATAACGGTACACGACTTAAATATTATAGAGGATTATTCTGATATTAAAGCAAGTGTCCGAGAAGATATTTTAGAAATGGGCGAAGATACAGTTACATTTTTAAATAATTATGTTGACCAGTTGGAAACAGATGTGAATAAAACAAGATTAAAACAATATTTGAAATCCATTTACATAGAAGCAAGTGATACTAAAGCGTGATACCTGATAATAAAAACCAAGATAGAATTTATGTAGATACAACACATATTGCTTGTCAAGCAGATCATCCTAGAGTATTCTATACACCTAACAAAGATGGTTATGTTGTTTGTGAATATTGTAATGTAATGTTTGTATTAAAAGAAGACGCTGATACTACAACGGAGAGGTTATTTGTATATGATATACTTTAAAAAATTAAGATGGCGTAATTTTCTATCTACAGGTAATCAATTTATAGAGGTTGACCTAGCAAAGTCACCATCAACATTAATTATTGGTATGAATGGTGCAGGTAAATCAACTTTACTTGACGCATTATGTTTTGCTTTATTCAATCGGTCATTTAGAGATATTAAAAAAGAGCAACTTGTTAATACAATTAATAATGCTGATTGTGAAATAGAGTGTGAGTTTGAAACACATAACAAAAGATATAAAATTATAAGAGGTATTAAACCAAATGTATTTGAGATATATTCTGATGGTGTTCTATTAGACCAAATGGCTTCTAATATAGACTATCAAAATATGTTAGAAACAAATATTTTAAAATGTAATTATCGTGCCTTTTGTCAAGTTGTTATATTAGGTTCTACTTCTTATGAACCTTTTATGCACCTACGTGCTAGATATAGACGAGAGGTTGTAGAGGAAATATTAGACATAAGAGTCTTTAGTCATATGGACTTATTATTAAGACAGAAACAAGGTGAGTTAAACAAATCTGTTGTTGATGTTAAACACCGATATGATTTAATGAAGGAGAAATTAGAATTACAGAACACCCATTTTGCACAAATACAAGATAGAGATAATACTGATATAGAATATAGAAAAGAACAATTAAAAGAAAACGCTCAAAGTAATTATGACTACAATCAGAAATTACAATTACTTAATGAAAAAATCATATCTACAAAAGCAGAGGTATGGGGTGGTGACCAACATAATAAAAAGGCAAATGAATTATATAAACTTGAAGCGAAGATTGAAACTAATTTAGAAAGACATAAGAGCAGCTTAAACTTTTTTAAAAACAATGATAACTGTCCTACTTGTACACAACCAATTGATTTAACATTTAAACAAAACAAACTTGTTGAAGAAAATGCAAAGATATGGAAATTAGAATCGGGATTAAAAGAATTATCTAAAGAGGCAGAAATAACAGAAGCGAAAATAGAAGAAATGAATAAAATCGCTGAAAAATTATCTGAATTAAATATATCTGTGGCTAAAGTAAACACTTCTATTTCAGAAATCAATAGACACTCCAATAGAATCGATACTGAAATTTCTAAACTAGAAAGTGATAAACAAAATACAAGTAAAGTTGCTGAAGAATTACAAAAACTTAAAGATGGTTTAGTTGATGTTAATTTAGAAAAAGAAAAGGTTGTAGAAGAAAAGAAATATATTGATATTGCTAGAGAAATACTTAATGACACAGGTGTTAAAGCAAACATCATTAAGAAGTATCTACCTATAATGAATAACTTAATTAATAAGTATTTACAATCTATGGACTTCTTTGTTAACTTTAATTTAGATGAGGAGTTTAACGAAACAATTAAAAGTCGCCATAGAGATACATTTAATTATAATAGTTTTAGTGAAGGTGAGAAATTAAGAATAGACCTTGCATTATTATTTACGTGGCGTACTATTGCCAAAATGAAAAACAGTACAAACACAAACTTATTAATACTTGATGAAATATTTGATAGTAGTTTAGACGGTCAAGGTACCGAAGACTTTTTTAAAATACTTAAATCACTATCAAAAGAAAATACATTTATTATATCTCATAAAGGGGACATACTATTTGATAGGTTTACAAATATAATTAAATTTGAAAAATACAAAAACTTTACAAGGTTAGCACAATGATATATGAATTGTTACCACCAACTGATACAAGAGTCCTGTCAAGCATAGCACCTTTTGATATTGATGTTTTTAAAAAGGAAGAAAAAATAGAACTAAAAGAATTTGTAGATAATATGTTTGAAACAATGACAAAGTATGGAGGCATAGGTCTATCATCAAACCAAGTAGGCAAACCTTATCGTATGTTTGTAATGGGTTCTCATTCCGCAATACACAAAGGTAAAAAATGGGCGTGTATTAATCCAACAATAGTATCAGCAAGTAAACAGACAACAAGATTAAAAGAAGGTTGTTTAACATATCCTTTTTTATTTTTAGATATAGAACGACCAAGTGCTGTCAAGGTTAAATACTTTGATGAAGAAATGAAAGAACAGGAAGAAGAAATGATTGGCATTGTGAGTAGATGTTACCAACACGAGCTAGATCATATGAACGGAACAGTTTTTACAGAAAAAGTAAGTAAGTTTAAACTAGATTATGCTATGAGAAAACGTGATAAAGAAATAAGAAGGGTGCAAAGATTATGGAAACAAAGACAAAAATCCTAAAAGAACTAGAC